TCTTGCAGAGGAACGTGGGTATCAACCGACACAAAAGTTGAAGGTTGAACCCATGACTCTCAAAGCGCTAGTTCGGGAGCGTATTGAAAACGGTAAGGAATTACCTACTGAACTTTTCAACGTATTCGTTGGAAATAAAACAACAATCAAAAGGAAACAATAAACATGAACCAAGTAGTAAAAAAAGAAGAAGGTGCATTAGCAATCAATATGTTTGAAGCTGATGCAGACAAAGGCTCTCAGAACATGACGCAAGAAGATCTTGCATTACCATTTCTGAAAGTATTAGGACAACTATCTCCTGAAGTAAATAAAGTACACGCAAGATACGTTGAGGGTGCCGAACCAGGCATGATCATTAACAGTGTCACAAACCAACTTTATGACGGTGCTAAAGGAATAGATGTGTTGCCAGTATTCTATGAAAGAAAATTAATAGAATGGCAGGACAGAGGAGCCGGCACTGGTGCACCCGTTGCAATCCATGATGCTAGTTCTGATATTATGAGTCAAACAACTCGTGATAAATCTTACAAAGACAGATTACCAAATGGTAATTACATTGATAATACTGCAAATCATTATGTAGTAGTGTTAGGTGATTCACCACAAACTGCTTTAGTTTCTATGAAATCGACTCAATTAAAAATTAGTCGTAAATGGAATTCCATTATGATGGGAATTAAATTGCAAGGTAAAACTGGAATGTTTACGCCGCCAACATATAGCCACATTTACAATTTAAAGACTGTTCAGATGTCAAATGACAAAGGAACATGGTTTGGTTGGGAAGTATCTAAAGTTGGTCCGGTTGAGGATCAAGGTGTTTATGGAATTGCAAAATCGTTTGCCGAACAAGTTGGCAAAGGTGATGTTGAAGTTAAACATGGATCAGACGAATCTAAAACAGATTCACCATACTAAATAAAATCCTAGGAGTAGGCGTGGACGCGAGAGTGAAAGCGCCTATTAAAAATTATGTTTGAAAAAATATTCAAAGGACTAGAGCGTGCGCATGGTTGTACTAAAGTTACAGCATCGGTTGAAGTAGGTGTTAAATTAAAAGGACAATCGTTTGTAGTACGTCAACCAGTGACCACGGACCTGTGGCAAATGCATTTAAAAGGTGAACAAAGTTTAGGTATTATACCTATTAACGAAAACAATGAGTGTATATGGGGTTGTGTAGACATAGATTCATATGCAGGTTTTGATCACAAAAAATTAATAGATAAAATAAAACAATTCAAACTGCCTTTGGCCGTATGTAGGTCAAAGAGCGGAGGAGCACACGTCTTTCTCTTTTCCGCGCAACCGGTAGCAGCAGAAAGAATGAGAGATAAACTAACGGAAATAAAAACATTACTAGGATACGGCGGATCAGAAGTCTTTCCAAAACAAATTCAATTAAAATCGGCAGACGACACAGGTAACTTTTTAAATCTACCATATTTTGGTGGAGATCAAACAACGCGTTATGCGTTTAGAGAAGATGGAGAAGCTGCAACTTTAGAAGAATTTTATAAAATATACGAAGAAATAAAACAATACGATCTTAATTTTGTAAAAATAGAGAGACCTAAATCTGATTACGATGATGCACCACCTTGTATAGAATTAATGGCATTAAATAAAATACCCGAAGGTGGTAGAAACAATGCAATGTTTCATTTTGGTGTGTATGCTAAACAAAAATGGCCTGCAGAATGGAAAAGTAAAATGACATTGTTTAATGCAACAGCGTCAACAACACCATTAAGTGAGTCTGAAGTAGATATTATTAAAAGACAACATGATAAAAAAGAATGGGGTTACAAATGTAATGATACTCCAATGTGTAACTTGTGTGATAAAAAATTATGTAGAGAAAGAAAATATGGTATTGGTGAAGAAATAGTATTTCCTTCACTAACTGATTTACAGAAAATTAAATTAGAAAAACCATATTATTATTTAAACGTTGATGGTGAGAGATTACATTTAGAAAATGTTAAATTTTTAAAACAACAAAGTTTATTTCAAGAAGCTGTGATGGAGCAATTAGATTTTATGCCACCTACAGTTAAACCTAAAGATTGGATTAATATTATAAATCCATTAATGAAGAACCACGAACCAATAGATCCACCAGAGGGTGTAACTACACAAGATCAATTACAAAATCATTTAGAAGAGTATTGTTTAAACAGACAAGTATCTACAGATAAAAATGACCTTAAAAAAGGTGGGGTGTGGACTAGTGAAGGACAACATCACTTTGTGTTTGATAGATTCTACAATCAATTTTTAATTAGAAAACGTTGGGATGTACCATACTCACGAACAGCACAGATGTTAAAAGAAACATGTAACTGTGACGACAAGAGAATAGGTAAAGAAAGAATTTCTGTGTTTGTAGTTAAACAGTTTGATAAAAAAACTGATGATTATAATCAAAAAGTATTAAAAGAAGAGGCACCTTTTTAATGAGAACAATAGTATTAGGACCACCAGGTACAGGTAAGACTACAACTTTGTTAAACAAAGTAGATGACTATCTCAAACAAACGGACCCGGACAAGATAGGTTACTTTGCATTTACACAAAAAGCTGCATACGAAGCAAGAGACCGTGCAATGAAACAATTTAATTTAGAAGAAGATGATCTTCCATATTTTAGAACACTACACTCATTAGCATTTAGAAAATTAGGGTTAAAAAAAGATCAGGTTATGCAAACAAGACATTACAAAGATTTAGGAGATAAGTTAGGTTTCCCTGTAACTTATGCAGACTATCAAGAAGATCAAGGTAGTATTTTTACATCAGATAGTGAATATTTAAGAACTATACAATTAGCACAATTACGTAATATTACACCAGAACAACAATTTGATTTAGGTGAACATACACAGGATCTAGAAAGAGATAAACTTATAATCATACACAATGAAATAAGACGTTATAAAAAAGAATATTCTTTAATAGATTATAATGACATGATTTTAGATTTTACAAAATCAGATCTATCACCAAAGTTTGAGGTAGTATTTATTGATGAGGCACAAGACTTATCGTTAATGCAATGGAACATGACAAGATCTATCTGGAATAAAACAAAAGATTCTTTTATTGCAGGGGACGATGACCAAGCAGTATTTAGATGGGCGGGTGCGGATGTAGATTCTTTTATAACTTTACAAGGACAATATTTACCACTAACTCAGTCTTATAGAATACCAGCTAAAGTGCATGGACTAGCTATGGGTATTATAAATAAAATTAAAAAAAGAATAGATAAAACTTGGCAACCAAAAGTAAATGAAGGAACCTTACAAAGACATTTTGATGTCGATAGTATAGACATGACAAAAGGCGATTGGTTAGTATTAAGTAGAACTAGACACATGCTTACTGACATTGGGGAATCTTTATACCGACAAGGACTATATTATAAAAATAAATACAAGAGAACTAATGAACAAGGTTTACATGAAGCAGCAACTGCCTGGGAATTTTTAAGAAAAGGACAATTAATAACTTACAAACAGGTAGAAAGCATATCTAAATACATGGGACCAAAACATTGGCACGCAAAAAAAATTAAAGGTATGACTAAGGGATCTTTTTATGGAATAGATCAACTTGTAAAAGATTATGGTCTTCAAGTTAAGACAGTTTGGTATGAAGCATTTGATACTGCAGGCCAGAATGATGTAGAATATTTAAGAAAGATGAGAAGAAACGGAGAAAAATTAAACGAAAAACCTAGAATAGAATTATCTACTATACATGGAGCTAAAGGTGGAGAAGCAACTAACGTTGTTTTATTAACAGATCTTACAGAAAATACTATGCGAAGTTATGAGAGAAATCCTGATGACGAGAATAGATTATTTTATGTTGGAGCAACACGAACAAAAGAAAATTTACATATAATAGAACCAAAAAAATATGAGAAAGGCTACCTACTATGACAAATAAAGATATATTTGTGGATTCTTTTCCACAAGATAAACAAATCGGAGGATCCCATTACAAGAAATTTAAAATTCAACCTTATGAATTTATTTCAAAGAATGATTTATCCTTCTTCCAAGGCAACGTAATTAAATATGTTTGTAGATATAAAAATAAAGCAGGCATACAAGATCTAGAAAAAGTTAAACACTATTGTGATCTAGAAATATTAAAACTAAAGGATACAAAATAATGCAAATACCTCTATTTAAACCGCAGACAGAATGGTTACCACCAGAAAATTTTCCAGACCTATCTAAGTATGATGACATAGCCATTGACTTAGAAACTAAAGATCCAGATTTAATGAAGATGGGATCAGGTTCTATTGTAGGTAATGGTGATGTTGTAGGTATTGCAGTAGCTGTTGAAGGATGGAGAGGTTATTATCCAATTGCTCACGAAGGTGGTGGTAATATTGATCGTAAAAAAGTATTGAAGTGGTTTCAAGGTGTACTTGATACACCGGCAAACAAAATATTTCACAACGCCATGTATGACGTTTGTTGGATTAGAGCGCTCGGTTTAAGTATTAACGGTAGAATAATTGACACGATGATAGCATCGGCCTTGGTTGATGAAAATCAAATGCGTTATGACTTAAACAGTTGTGCTAAACGATACACTGGTAAAGGTAAAAATGAAAGCGATTTATATGCAGCTGCTAAAGATTGGGGTGTTGACGCCAAGGCAGAAATGTATAGACTACCTGCGATTTATGTTGGTTCATATGCAGAACAAGACGCATCAGTTACATTAGACCTTTGGAAAGAACTTAAAAAAGAAATAGACAACCAAGATATAAATTCTATTTTTAATCTTGAGACTGAATTGTTTCCTTGTTTGGTTGACATGAAGTTTCTTGGCGTGAGAGTAGACGTTCCAGCAGCTGATACAATGAAGCAAGAGCTAGCGCTACAAGAAGATAAGTTAATCCAAGAAGTAAAAAAAGAAACAGGAATAGATACTCAAATATGGGCTGCAAGATCGATTGCACAAGTGTTTGATAAATTAAAATTAGATTACGATAGAACTGAGAAATCACACGCACCATCCTTTACAAAGAATTTTTTGCAGAATCATCCGCATCCATTGGTGAATAAAATTGCTCAAGCTAGAGAGATTAATAAGGCTCATACTACGTTCATTGATACCATATTAAAGCACTCACATAAAGGTAGAATACATGCAGACATCAATCAATTGCGTTCAGATAATGGCGGAACTGTGACCGGTAGATTCTCATACTCAAACCCAAATTTACAGCAAATACCAGCTAGAAACAAAGACCTTGGACCACGGATCAGGGCGTTATTTATACCTGAGGAAGGCCATACATGGGGTTGTTTTGACTATTCTCAACAAGAGCCTAGGCTGGTGGTGCATTATTCAGCTTTACA